ACTTATTTTCATTGATTTCTCCATTTTCATTTTCATTCTCTAGAGTGTACTACGAAAGAATATTTAAAGTCAAACATTTTTTTACAAATAATTGCAATTAAATTACTTATATAGTCTTTTTCACAACGAAAATAAATTTAAAAATATTTTTGAATATAGGTGTAGTAAGTGTAGTAAACGTAGTAGACATTGTTTTTAAAGGATTTTTTAGGATATTTCTACTACACTTTACTACATCTACTACACTTCAAATAACACATTAACACATACGAGATTTTGTTTTTTCAAATTTGATTTGGTTGTGAAAATCCCTTATATTAGTTTTCATGGGAAATAAAACAAAACTTACTGCAAGACAAAAAGAGTTTGCTAAACATTATGTCGAGGGTATTTATTCTGCTCGACAATGTGCAATTAAAAGTGGTTATTCTGAGGATAGTGCTAAATTTCATGCATCAAGAATGTTAAATGGAAAACACTTTCCATTAGTTACTGAATATATAAAAGAACTTCGAGATGAAAGAGAACGAAGATATGGAGTAACTTTAATTGGTCAATTGAAAAGATTATCTGAACTATCACACAAAGCAGAAGAAGAGGGACAATTTTCTGCATCAATAAATGCAGAGAAAACAAGATCTGCATTAGGTGGTTTAACAGTTGATCGAAGAGAACAAAATCATATCCATCAATTAGATAAACTTAGTCGAGAAGAAATAGTTGCAAGACTAAATCAAATTAGATCAGAATATCCTCATGCATTTATTGATGGTAATTTTAAGAAAGTAGAAGATGTCAGAGAAGAACCTTTGGTTGCTATTGAAGAAAAACCTACCTCCAAAAACACATTATCAGAGAATTGAAAACAGAGTATCAAATGGAATGTGTGACACATTTTTGTGTCATAATGGTAAATCTGTGTTTATTGAATTAAAAGCAACTAAAAGCAACCACGTTTTATTGCAAACCTCTCAAATTGCTTGGAATATGTCACTATTTCATTCAAAAGGGTTGTCTTTTTTCTTGGTCAAGCACCTCTTGACCTCTGACCTATTTTTATTTGGAGGTGGTCAAGCCATTGAATTAGTTGAAAAAGGCTTACTTGCCAAGTGTCAATTGAAGACCAAAGATATTAAAAAAATCCTGGAGCATGTTCTTGGCAGCCGTTAACATGTTAACTAATCTTGCGTCTTGCGTATTGTGACCGTTTGTGTTTTGATCCATGTCTTGCGTCTTGCGTATTGTGACCGTTTATATTGTGAATAAAAAAAGAGACTAGAAGGGAGGATTTTCTAGTCTCTCAGATTTTGATAAGTGAGCTATCCCGATTAGCTCACTCATTAGTTAACATGTTAAATTGATGTTTGTCAATTCATGAATTTATTATTGTAAAATTCAATTTGATCTTCATGAACTATAAAACCATTATTTTTATATAGTTCGTAATCTTCTTTGTTAATCTCTTTAAACTTTAAACCAATAATTTTATTGTACTGTAATACATTGTTTAAGTCTGACTTGTCACCATCAATTACTTTACGTCCTAAAAATGTTTCTGGAAAATCACATTTAAAAACGACAGATATCGGAAAGTTTGTTTTTAATGCAAGTTTAACTTGATTAGAATATTGTAAACGTCCAGAAAAAGAAAATATTAAATGATAATTTTCTGGTAATTGCTCAAATAACCTTTTTGCTATTTTTGTATAATCAACGAAAATTAAATTTGGATACCTTTGCATTAATCCAGTTTTATAAAATGGATAATCACTAATAGTATTTAATCTTACAAAACCAGTCTTATTATTGGCAATACATTTTTTATTAAAATTAAATAGCTCTTTATCTAATTGGTTAATAAATCCAATTTTATCATTTAATAAAAATTCTGTTTTCTTTTGTCTGGCAATATTTACAGATTTAAAGATTTTTGCAAAACCAGATGATTTTAAGCATAAATCCATACATCCACCAGATTTTGCCCCACCACAAATTTTATAATCTGGCATTAAAGACAAGCTTGCATAATCTGGGTTTTTAACATTGGCGTTTTTTATTGCATGCCATTTATATTGATCAAAATATTTCATTGACTTTTTAACTTTGGTATTTGATTGTGTTATTGATAATAATTTCATTTTTTTATTCCTCTTTTTTAATTTAAGTTTATACTAGTTGCATTTTATTGCAACTAGTATTTTATTATTATTTTTTAATTGATACTCTTTTATGAGCTTTTTTATAGTGTCCTTCAATCCAAGTCTTTTTAATATGTATAATATTAAAATTTGGATTTTTAGACTTTATGATATTTTTTCTTAATTCTGTTAATTGAATATCAATTATTTTTTTCATGCTTGTTAACATAGAAAATTGATCAACTATATTTTCGTTATTAGTTTTTTCAATTTGTTTTTTAAAAGTGTTTAGTTTCATTTTTTTATTCCTCTTTATTTGTTGTTATAAATAACAATAACAAATAATTTATTGCAAGTAAACATTTTTTTAAATTATTAACTTAACATGTTAACGATTGCCAAGTGTTGCATAAATGCAACAAGTCAAGAAAAATAAACTTAACATGTTAACGATTGCTTGCGTCTTGCGTCTTGTCTTATAGTGACCGTACAATAACCATGACCGAAGGTCATGACCGTTTATAGCGACCGTAGGGAGCGACCGTAGGTCAAAAAAAATGGGAGCCGAAGCTCCCATCTTCCGAGGTTAAACTCTTGTTATTTTAAAGTCTGTTAAGAACTCTTTGAAGGTAAAGCCATCCAGTCTTCCTTGACTATCCAGTTCAAAAAAAGGAACATGATCTTTTAAATAACTTTCCTTTAAACAATGTATTACTTCCTTCTTTGTTTTAAAACTACATATTTTTTTATTATCAATAGATATTGCTTTCCATTTTTTCATTATTTAAACTCCTTTATAATTTGAATTATTGTGTAGTTGATTGTTAACAATGATATTGGAAATAATAACAATGCTCCGTTTGGAACTAATCCGTATATCTCGTTGAATGTTAGCACCAGTAAAATTACTGATGCTATTAACATTATCATTAAAGCGATACCTCTTAACATTATGCTACCTCCCTCCAAGTTGTTAATCTCTTTGACTGACTGTCTCTAGTTAAGTAAACAGTTCCTCTCCAGTCAGATGAAACTGGTTTGTAAGCTCCATGTTTCTTACCTCCGATATCATAAAATGGAACTGTGTAGAAAGCTCCGAACATGTGTGGATTGTATGAGATTTGTTCATGAGATCCAGTAAGCTCCCAACCATCACACCACTCCCCTTCGATGAAAGCATGAACATACTTTTTTCTTTCTGTGATAACTCTCAATCTTCCCTTTTCAGAGACAACTGGTCTAGCATTGTTTAGTCTCATCTCTTCACAGTATCCGACAACTCTCCAACCTTTTACAGTTTTGATCTGAACACTCCAAGTATCTCTTGTTAAGTTTTTAAATACTCTAACAATTGTACCATTTGCTAAACTTTTTTTGTTTAAATAATCTTTCATTTTTTAACCTCGTTTTTGTTTCTGTTAATTATTTTGTAGCACATATAAAAACTATTGCAAGTATTTTTTTACAATTAAATGCAATTAATTACACTTTATTTCACGATTAGTGAAAAGCTTTTAGGGTAACTTGGCAATATTGCAAACTAACTTTTTATTTTTATTAGCCCCCTCCCCCCATATAACGGGGATAGTCGTATGTACCCATGTCATGTCATGTTAGCTTGATAAATTCATTGAAATATATTATCGTTTGAAAATGTACAATGAACAGTGGACACATATCATTTTAGGAGTGTGGGGTTACGCATTCTTATGTGGTTATTTTTTTGGATAAATGAATTTAGACGCACTGCCTAAAGAGGTGTTACAAGAACTTCTTGGACTTGAGGAGCAAAAGAAGAAACTTGCAACTCGTGAATTAGCGAGGGATAAGTTTATGGCTTATGCTAAACATGTCTATGAGGGTTTTATTGAAGGACGACATCACAGAATAATTGCTGAGAAGCTAGAAGCCATTGCCAACGGACAATTGAAAAGATTAATTATCAATATGCCGCCAAGACATTCGAAGTCAGAACTCGCCTCCTATCTCATGCCATCGTGGTTTTTAGGAAGAAACCCTAAATTAAAGATTATACAAGCTACCATGAACACGGAACTTGCGGTAAGATTTGGTAGAAAGGTTCGTGACCTCATTGCTGATCCTATCTATAGTGATGTTTTTCCAGGCACGGACTTGAAACAGGACAGCCAGGCGGCTGGAAGATGGGAAACGAGCCGTGGCGGGGAGTATTTTGCAGCAGGGGTGGGAGCCGCAATGACAGGTCGTGGTGCAGATTTGTTAATCATTGATGATCCACATTCTGAACAAGACGCTTTGTCTTCATCAGCGTATGACAATACATACGAGTGGTACACTTCTGGACCACGACAAAGATTACAACCTGGGGGAACCATCATCATTGTGCAAACAAGATGGTCAAAGAAAGACCTCACGGGACGATTAATTACAGATCAAGCAAAAGATTCTATGGCAGATCAATGGGAAGTGGTCGAGTTTCCAGCGATACTTCCTACTGCTAAACCTTTATGGCCCGAGTTTTGGAATGTTGATGAATTGTTAAAGGTCAAGGCTTCACTGTCCATTGGCAAGTGGAATGCACAATGGCAGCAGAATCCAACAAGTGAAGAAGTTGCCATGGTCAAGCGTGATTGGTGGCAGTTATGGGAACGAGAGGACACACCAAGACTTGATTATATAATTCAAAGTTATGATACGGCTTACAGTAAAAAAGAAACAGCCGACTATAGTGCCATAACCACATGGGGTATTTTTGAGCCAAAGGAAGATGGCGAACAACATATTATTTTATTAGATGCGACAAAAGGAAGATGGAACTTTCCAGAGTTAAAGTCGATAGCGATAGAGCAAAACGAATATTGGGAACCCGACATGATGCTTATTGAGGCGAAGGGATCGGGTCAACCTTTGGC